AGTTGATCCATCCATTGGACTCCACAGAATGGATTGCGACCGGTTTGCCGCAGCGACCGCACGTTGTCGGCGGCGATACAGGCAATGGCTCGACGTTCGTTTCCGATGACTTGTGCTCATTCATCGTCAAGCCCCAATTGTTTGGCCATGCCATCCGCCCAAGTGCCCCACATTTCCCCGTAGGCACGCTCAGTGATCGAAGGTCCGCGCGGCTCATCGAGTTGGCAACCTTGATCCCATCGCGCGCCGCACTTATCGCATGTGTCGCCTTCCGGCCTCTCGCATAACTCTTCTGGCATTAGCCCGGATAGGAGGTCTGTGTTCAGCGTTTCTGCAGACGGGTTATTCATGGCGGGACTCCCAAGACTTGATCTGGAACGCACCCACAGGCCGCATACCGGCGTAGATCGTTCCGTGCTCCTCATCCTCGTCGAGGATGCACTCCACATCGCGAGACATCAGTGCGCCGGATTTGCGCACCAAACGCTCTAGAATGGCCGGGGTAGGGCATTGCTTAAGCGTGCTTATCCAATTCTTCTTAGCCCGACCAACGCCTGCAAATGTCACCTGATAGGTGACCTGTTCTTCGGTCCGGTGATCAGACGCGTTCATAGGTTTCCTCGAAGTCGTGAGGCTTGCAGGAGGTAACTGCGCCAGTGACCTCTAGGATCAGCCAGTCATTGGCATCGGCTGCCCGAATTCCATTGGTCGTCGGAATTCTTAGGTACCAGTCGCAATCCAAGTAGGACAGATCTGGCTCGATGCCATACATGAGATTCCTCTTCTGCTTGTCGCACCACATCTGGCAACGGTATTCACGTACCCACGCGGGGGCGTTGTCGATGTTATCGGCGCCGGTGTATTGCCACGCCTCGACCTCAATAGGACGCTTACGAACAGTGATGCTCTGGCGTTCAGTGGAGATGTCGCATTTGCCTGTTTGATCACCGGACATGGCATCAATCCCAGTAGGCCGCGGGTGACCGCCACTCGGGGAAGCGCTCGTAGAGCCAATTCGTGGCGGCCTTTTCTAGCTCGCGAGACTTGTCGTAATCGCCGCTTCTGTACTCTCCGAGGTCGTGGATAGTGGTCTCCCCATCCTTCACCACTGCGCGTCGGTGATTCTTGTCACTGCCGTCCTCGAAGACACTCACGGAGTAGCGACGCTCGACGTGCATATCGGCGCGGCGGTCGTAGTGCGCAGCCTTGTAGAAGATCCGGGCGCGGACACGACCCTTCGCATCAAGCAGCTCGGACCACATCGAATAGTCAGTCGCGCGTTTCTTCCAACCCTTAGGCAGAACGGCATCGCAGAAGAGCGCGTCGTCTGGATAAGGCTCGCCGAATTTCACGCCTGCGGCTTCGAGCGCCTCACGGTCGCGGCATTCGGTCGGTAGGCTGGCGCTATTCACGAGCTCCTGCTGGCCGCGCGCTTCCTGTCGTTCAATCCCGCCCGACCCCATGGTCGACAGCAAGGTCATCAGCGGATCCTCGTGAGCCTGTTTCGCGGTATTGGTCGGTTTCATCGCATCACCTCGTTAGTGTTGTAAATCAGTAGCTTGCTTTTCTCATCGGCCAGGAGCGGAGCATTCACCGCTTCACCCATTCACCATCGACCCAGCGATAGCGCGGCGGGTCGTGTTTGATTCGCAGGGGAAGGGTCGCGCCCAGGCGGCGCTTCTTGCGCCTGACGGATAGGGCGTACTGCAACGGGATCAGCGGCAGCGCACTACGGAGGCTCATGCGGCCTCCGGAAGCATTAATTTGCAGTCAGAGAACGCTGGGATATCGCAGGTCAACCGACCCGGATGAAAATTTCTCCCAATTCTTCGGGCGTGGGTTGCTCGTCGAGCCGGGCGGCTTCGGCGTTGGCCAACAGAATCTTCATCTTCTGCACCTCGTGTCTCCAGGCGGCCAGCTGGGCTTCGTGGAGGCGGCAGGCGAGGACATCCGACATGGAGATGCGCCAGCCCTCGGGAGACCATAAATGGCCCTGCCTGAGCAGCCAGCCGCCCCAGGCTGGATCCAGGAATCCCATGTCCCCTTGGGTCTTGGCGTTCACGTACCCGAGTACGTAGGGAGGGGGCAAGTTGCTCCCCCTGCGCCACCTGCGGGCGGTCGTGATATCGACCTCGCAGATACGCACTAAGACACTGATTGGTATCTGGAAAAGGTTCTCGTAGGAGGTGTCCATGACGGGGACTGTAGCCCCCTCCAATTGCGCATAATCTATCAAATGTAGTCATAATCTTGCGACTTCTCAAGTAATGCGCAATGGATGTTTTACGAAACTTGAATATTGCGATGTGTCAGGTAGGCGCGTGCACGTTGCTCGTTCGGCAACTTCTCGGGACCCAACTTCGCACGCAGCTCGGCCAGAGCGCGCATCGCGGTCGCCACACTCACCCCCTTGTAGGCGGCCGCATCCTTGACCGAGACCCCGGCCTCACGGAGTTGGCGGAGCTCGAACTTATCGCGCACCGTCAGGAGTGGTGCCGGCCCGTGGCGCAATGGCTCGCTCATCGCGTGCGCTCCGATCTCTGATCGCCTGTCGTTGTCCCGGGGAGGCTCGGTACTGCCACCACCACTGGGCGCGACACCAGTTCCACTGTGCTTTCAGGGCTCGCCACATCCTGAATTCCCCCTACCATCGGACGATCCTCTGCTTGGCGTAATACGCGAGCTGTTCGCATAGCGCACGGAACACTGCAGCATCAACATTCTCGACAGATATCTTGCGTGTTCGACGGTCCATCTCGTTGTGGCAGTCGAAGCAGGCAAACACCCCGACAATGTCAGGAGGTTTGATGCTTCCACACCAGCCATTCTTGATATGGGCCAACACTGTGGTGTCTGTCCGACCGTTGCAGATGCCGGGCAGGCGTACACGACAGGGTTGATCTTTGGCGAGGTCACGCAGGTTCATGCGGCGCGCTCCTGGATATACTGCTCACCGAAGTGCTCTCGGATGGCTAGCTCGAGGGATGGCCATAGCTCAGCCCATTCATCGGCCGAAAGTTTCGCGAATGCGATACGCTTTGGCACTCGCACCTCGTGGCCATCGATCCAGAGCACGTCGAAATGGCCAGCGCGTACGCGCAACTCCTGATCGACGCTATCTTCGGTTCGCTGTGGATCTTGGTTCTCACCGATTTGCCGGCATATCCCAAAATACATGCGGTGCCAAGGCACGCTACGGGGGCGGATTAATTCCACCTCGGCACACTCGCCGTCTCCCATGCGGTCGAGAATCGCGCGCGCCTTCTCGTCTGTCGGAATGAGACCGACCTTTTCCCCGCGGCGTACCTTGGCAAACCAGAGTTTCATGCGGCCCTACGCGCGCGGATCTTCTCAACGAGGTCGGCTAGCTCGTTGTTGAAGCGATCCACCTCTGCGGCAAGCTTCTTGATGTAGGGCTCATCACGGAAGACACGCTTGGCGAAGAGTGGCAGCTTCGGCCAGTAGGAGACGAAATCCACCCATTCGCGCTCCGCGACCCACAGTTGACCTTGACACTGCGCCTTGTGTTCGGAAGGGAACTCGTCGCAGGCGAGAACCTCGCACTGCAGATGCGCGAGCTTCGTCTTTATTTCCAACATGCCATCCGTGCCGATTAGGCTATCAGGGCTACAGCCTTTCTGGCCGTTACGGATGAAGCCAACGCGCTGCATCTCCAGATCTGTGAGAAAGACGTACATGTCGCGAGCCTCGGACTCCATCTCCTTGCCGCGCTCCATGTGGTCATTCGAGTAGCTATACATCTGCTCGCCCGTGAGAATCTCACCGGCCAGCTTATAGAGGTATGTGCGACGGGTCTTCGATTCACCTCCTCCGCGACCCGCCGCCATAACCGTATCAAACTCAGAGGCGGTGGGAATGCCGCGGCGGCACTCAAACCACTCGGGCGAGCCTTGTTCGCAGTTGAATACCTCAACCATGGCGCTTCGCCTCGATCGCCTTCACGCACGCGTCGTAGTTGCTAGCGAGAATGTCTGCCAGCGTCTCCACCCGAGCCCATTTCAGGAAGTTGATCTCGTTCGCGCCGACCTCAGTCAATAGCGCCTTGAGGTTGGCCACCTGTTCATCTGTGATCTTTGGCTTTGTCCCGCGACCATCCGTATCGGCTTTGCGCATTTCCTCGCTGGTCAAGCCGGTCACGGCAAGCAGGGTATAGCGCTGCAACAGAGTCACGGTCGAAGCAACCGCCTGAATCGCGTTCTTGGTGCCAGTAGTGTCCGGGGGGCCATAGAGTTCGGTGCTTTCGCTGAACCCAAGCTCATGGGTAATG